CATCGAAATTAAAAACTTTTACGGAATTAGTGTGCCAAAGGATCCCGATCAACGGGCAACGGCATATCAATGGCTTCGTGACAATAACTTAGGCGATATCATTAAAAATGAAATATCGGCTAGGTTTGGTCGTAACGAAGACGGAAAGGCATTGGAGTTTTCCAAGTTAGCCACCGCCAATGGGTATGAGGTTCAACAAGATTTAAAAGTTGAGCCCATGACCCTTAAAGCAACTCTTCGGGAACTGCACGAAAAAGGTGCAGATCTACCGCCTGAAGATATATTTAAAACGTTTGTTGGTAGGCAAGCAAAAGTAACAAGGAAAAAATAACAATGAATAAAGTACAAAAAACAACGGACAACGCTTTAGCTACTGTCGATGCAAATATGTTTATGACAGATGCTAAAACACAGAGCGGTCTTGAGAACGTTAGTTCCGCCGATGATCTGGCACTTCCATTTTTGAAAGTGTTGAGTCAACTCTCTCCACAGTGTAACAAGACAAGTAATAATTATGTTGAGGGTGCAGAGCCCGGCATGATTTACAATACTGTGTCAGGTACATTAGCTGATGGAGAACAAGGTATTGATGTAATACCTTGCCACTATAAACGTGAGTTTATAGAGTGGGGCGAACGTGGTAAAGGCAGCGGTGCTCCTGTAGCGATTCATGGTGCTGATTTTGATATTAGTCAAGCTCCAAGAGACGCTAATTTCCAAAACAGAATGCCGAATGGTAATGTCATTGATGACACTGCTAATCATTATGTATTGGTTGTTAGTGAAAATGGTTATGAGCAAGCGCTTCTAACTATGAAAGCTACGCAAAGAAAAGTTTCACGTAAGTGGAACTCCATGATGCTTGGCTTAAAAATGCAAGGTAAGAATGGGCCGTTTACGCCTCCTTCTTATAGTCACATTTATAAGCTAAAAACTGTACCACAATCCAATTCTAAAGGAACGTGGTTTGGTTGGGACATACAAAAAGTTGGTCCTGTAACAGATAAGGGGACATACGAAGCAGCTAAATTGTTTTCACAAGGTGTAAGCAAGGATACTGTTAAGGTGTCTCACGAAGAAGAAGCTCAAGCAGCAACTTCATCGTCATATTAAATACTAGGGCGGCGCAAGCCGCCCTTTTAATAAAGGGGCAGAAATGAACATAGAGAAATTTATAGATATATTTAGTGGGTTAAATATTGCCTATGGCAGATTTATACCTGAAGATAAAAATGATGCAGGTAAACTGCAAGGAAAAAATCAAATTATTAGAGAGCCTGACGGTCTTCCAGAGAAACTGTGGGAGGATCACCTTAGTGGCGTAGCTAGTCTTGGAATCATTCCGATAGATGAAAATAATGAATGTCGTTGGGGGTGTATTGATATTGATAAATACAACGGCTTTGATCACTTAAAATTAATTAAAAAGATTCGAGATAATAATCTTCCACTTATTGTATGTAAATCAAAAAGTGGTGGAGCACATGTCTTTATGTTTTTCACTGTCCCTGTGAAAGCGAGTCTCGTACAATCTAGGTTAAAGGAGTTTGCTTCTTTTTTAGGTTGTGCGGGCTCTGAGATATTTCCAAAACAAGTAAAGTTACTCTTGGATAAAGGACAGACAGGAAATTATTTAAACTTACCTTATTTTGATGCAGATAACACAGAACGCTATGCTTTAGATGATGAGGGCAGGCCTTGTAGTTTAGAAGCATTCTATTCTATGCATTCTACTCATGCACAACCAAATGCAGATGTAGAGTATTTAAAGTTTGACGATAAGTTTAAAGACGGTCCGCCTTGTTTAAATACTTTATTTAATAATGGTGTTCCTGAAGGTGGTAGAGATGAGACCATGACTAATGTTGCTGTGTTTTTAAAGAAATCTGGAAAAACTGATTTTTTAATAGAGCTTGGAAACATTAATAATAAAATGTGTAATCCTCCATTGTCTCAATCAGATATACAGAAAATAGAAAAATCAGTAATAAAAAAAGAATACGACTATGCATGTAACAAAGAACCATTATGTTCAAACTGTAATCGTAGAGAATGCTTTAAACGTAAATTTGGTAAAGGAGAAACAGATTTAGATGTTGCCCCAACGGGATTGGAAAAATACGGATCAGAACCTCCTCTATGGTTCTTATCCTTAGACGGAGTAGCTAAACCTTTAGAACTTGAGACAGAAGATTTACAGAATCAAATAAGATTCCAAAGAAGATGTATGGAACAAATAAACTTAATGCCTAAAATAATTCCGGCGCCTAGATGGACTGAGAAAATTGGAGCGATACTAGGTAATACAACTGAAACGCCGGTTAAAGGAGTTAGTCAAACGGAGCAGTTTATTGAATACTTAAAAGAATGGTGCACTAATAAAGGTGCTGCACAAACTAAAGAAGAAATAGCTTTGGGTAAGCCTTGGTTAAATAGGGAAGCTAACGAAAACAGAAAACATCACTTTTTATTAAAAGATCTAGAAGACTTTTTACAAAAGAAAAAGTTCACAGCGTTCCACAGAAATAAAATGGTACGAGTAATTGAACAGGAACTACAAGGTGTCAAGAAGACTATTAAATTAGTAAAAGCGGATGGCGAAGTTGTTTATATGCGTCCGTGGACAATTCCAGAATTTGTTGATGATATGGAAGATATAGAGGTATCCACTCCGGATATGAAAGAAAAGGAATCTTACTAGTGGCTAAAGTAATAAAAGTACTTGGCCCACCAGGAACAGGAAAGACAACAACTCTTCTTAATTATGTGCAAACAGAAATGGAGACTGTCCCTATAGATAAGATTGGGTATTTTTCTTTCACTCGCAAAGCTGCGAACGAAGCAAGAGACAGAGCAATTGAAAAGTTTGGTTTAGATAAAAAAAGCTTTAAATGGTTTTCAACACTACACTCATGTGGTTATCATTCTATTAACCAAGAAGGACGAACTGTTATGGGTAAGCCGCAGTTCAAATCCTTTGCTGATAAGATTGGTCTTAAAGCAAAATTAGTAATTGATACTGAAACAGGAATGTCTGATAACGTTTATCTTAACCAACATAACTTGGCACGTGCGCGTGGCATACCGTTAGAGGAACATTATAGAAAGTATGTTGACACAACGGTAGTTGAATGGAAATACCTTGAACACTTGTCAGCGGCCTACGATCAATTCAAAGAATTAAACAGATACATTGATTATGCTGATATGATTTATGAAGCGGTTAATGAAAACTTATTACCTATATTAGATGTAGTATTTATTGATGAAGCACAAGACTTAACACCTCTGCAATGGGCAATGGTTGAACACTTTGCAGCAACATCTGAAAGACTATATTTAGCAGGCGATGATGATCAAGCAATTTACAGATGGCTCGGCGCAGATGTTGAAAGATTTATAGAATACCCTGCGGAAGAAATAGTATTGCCAAAATCATATAGAGTTAAAAAAGAAGTACAAACATTCGCACAACAAATAATAGGTGTTACTAAGAATAGAATTGAAAAAGTGTGGGAACCTCAGGAGGAAGAGGGTAAAGTTAAATACCACCAAAGCATTGATAGTGTTGATCTTTCTAAAGGCAACTGGTTATTGCTTGGAAGAGATAAATTTATTTTAAATAAGCTAGAAGAAGAATGTCGTACTCAAGGGCTATGGTATGAGAAACAAGAATATAAAAATATAGTTAAACCTATTGCGCAAAGAATGTTCGAAGCTGTCATCGGCTGGAACGATTTAGTAAATGGTGAAATGATAGATAAGAAAACTATTAAGAAGATTTTCTTTTATAAAAAAGTATCTGACAAATATGAGACAGAATTAGAAAAGATGAATGATTCACATTTATATGACCTAGATACTTTAAAAATTTTATTTGGTCCTTTTAGTGTTGGAGAATGGCAATACGCATTAGAGAAAATAAACATTCAAGATCGTGCATATTTAATGAGACTTGGTTTAGGTGATGAAGATATCACCAAAGACCCTAGAATAAAAATCTCAACTATTCATGCTGCAAAAGGCGGCGAATGTGATAATGTATTATTAACAACTGACATGAACATAAAGACATACACATCATATCAGAAAGATTCTGACGACGAACAACGCGTCTTTTATGTTGGTGCAACTAGAGCAAAGGAGGAATTGCATGTGTTGTTACCACAAACAACAATGCATTTTAGATTAGCATTATGAAGAAAAAGAAACACGATCCGGTGAATCACCCATCACATTATAATCAAGGTGATATTGGTTGCATTGATGCAATCAAAGCATGTCAAGGCTACGGCTTTAGATACTACTTACAAGGCTCAGCTATAAAATATATCTGGCGCCATGAGTGGAAGAAAAAACCTGTAGAAGATTTAGATAAAGCTATTTGGTTTTTAAATAAACTGAAAGAGCAGTATGAATAAGTTTGTATACAACGCACCCACTGAATGGACACCTAAGGAATACTTTCCTGATTTATCAAACGAAAAATTAATCGCAATCGACTTAGAAACTTGTGATACGAATCTAACAACTCACGGTTCTGGTTGGGCCACTGGTAATGGTTATGTAACTGGTATCGCTGTGGCAACTGCAGATTGGGAAGGTTATTATCCGATCGGTCATAACGGCGGTAACTTAGATAAGAAAAAAGTTTTAGAATGGTTTAAAGGTGTTGCTAAACTAGATTGTGATAAAGTTTTTCATAATGCATCGTACGATCTAGGGTGGTTAAGAACTCTAGGGATAACGGTCAACGGTAAGATACATGATACCATGATCTCTAGTGCATTAATTGATGAGAATAGATACTCATTTACATTAAATAGTTTAGCAAAAGATAAATTAGGTAGAACTAAAAATGAAGACTTGCTTACAGCAGCAGCTAAAGAGTTTGGTGTTGATCCTAAAAAAGAAATGTACAAATTACCATCTATGCATGTTGGAGAGTACGCGGAATACGATGCACGGCTAACGTACGATCTTTATCTTTTAAATAAAGAAGAGATAGTTAAACAAAAACTAGAAAACATTTATGATTTAGAAACAAGACTGCAACCTTGTCTAATAGACATGAGAGCTAATGGTGTGCGAGTAGACTTGGACCAAGCGGAGGTTGCTAAGAAAAAACTTGCCGCTAGAGAAAAGCAATTAATGTTAGAAATCAAGAAGATAAGTGGTTTGGATATAGAAATATGGGCCGCAGCATCTATTGCAAAAGCATTTGACAAATTAAATATTACGTATCCTAGGACTGCAAAGAGTAACGCGCCTAGTTTTACAAAAAACTTTTTACTTAATCACGAACATGAGATTGCACAAAAGATAGTAGAAGCAAGAGAGATGAATAAAGCTAATACAACATTCATTGACACTATACTCCGGCATCAACACAAAGGTAGAATACATTCTGAGATTCATCAAATGAGAAGTGATGACGGTGGCACGGTGACTGGAAGATTCAGTTACTCTAATCCTAACTTGCAACAGATTCCTGCCAGGAACGAAGATATAAAGAAAATGATTCGTAGCTTATTTATTCCTGAAGAAGGAACACAATGGGGAACGTTTGACTATTCACAACAAGAACCAAGATTAGTTGTGCATTATGCATATTCAGATGGCCTTGATGTAAATACAATTATCAACGGCTACCGGGAAGGTAAAGCAGACTTCCATAAAATGGTTGCAGAGATTGCTCAGATTCCAAGAGGCCAAGCTAAGACAATTAATCTAGGGCTATTCTACGGTATGG